GATATTTTAGTCCAAAGAGTCAAATGCTTTCTTTGTATAATCTTGGGATTATCCTCAAAGAATATATGCAAAACATTATAGTTATTATTGAATGCAGTATTTGCAACCAAGGTCAATAGAGTTGATTTGCCAATACCTGGGCCTGCAAATATAATACCAACCTCACCCTTGGCTAAACCCCCCTTTAAGAGAACGTCTATGCCCTTCACACCCATTGGTATGGGGTGTCTATAATCCTCATCCAATACACCAACCAAATCATTAAAAACCTCAAAGCCATTTGTTTCCTTAATCCCAACTTGAAGGGCATATCTTAATAATTCTTCAAGTTGATCATAAGATTCAAAATCACCCTCATTGATAACTTTTTGTGCTCTTTCCAAGACAATCTTAACCTCTTCTTGTTTGCAGAATTTAAGTGCCTTTTCTTGAACAAGTTCAACGCCATCAAGTGGTGCTGAACTTACTTTTGTAATAGTATCAATGACAATCTTTAATGCCAATTCTTGTGATATTTCAGATTTGGCAATCATATTTAATGTTTCAAAATTTGGGGCAGCATCATATTTCTTGTGATACTCCTTAATCATTTGTATGATTAACTTAAAATACTTATTCTCAAAATAAGATATTTTAATAAAATCTAATATGGCTCTTGCAAATTCCTTATCTAATATAATCTGATTGATTAATTGCAACTGGAACGTCTGACCTAGGTAATCAAAATTCTTTGACATAAAAATAAAGATTAATGGTTAGATAATAAATTTTTCTCTAAATACTGATGTGTTAAGTTTTGGTTTATTAAGATGTTTGTCAAATCCTTTAATGATTCCTTAATGAAATGACGTATGTCAACAGTATATCTAACTTTTGGTGGATATTGTTTACCATCAATAATCCTATGAGATACAATCTGATCCCCAATTTTAACATAAATGTTGAACAGTTCTGGCTCATCTGTTGATGAAGTTTCCATAATTGAGGGGTCATACAAAATGCTCTCTTTGTTCTCAACAAGATACCCAATTGATTTCATCTTTAGGTATTGTGCCAAATCCTCTGAAAAATACTTGACAAACTCATAAAGTTCAAAAGAATCTTTGGCATCAGGATTAATTCCCTTAATGTTTAAAAATCTTTGAACAATAATGTTGCTGTTCAATGTTAGCAAAAACTCCACCTTTGTTGTTTCACTCTGTCTCATAATACTTTTTTTTGTTGTTAAATTTTTTTCTCTTTTCTACTTAATTTCATAAATGGCTTAACAAAATCAACCCAAGCATCATCTTTCTTTGGTAAGAATTTGAAAAACCCATCATCTCTCATTAATTTTAATAAGTTCTTATAACTTCTGTCTGTCGGGTCTAACCTTTCATTATAAATCTCATAAACCATCTTTTTGCCTTCATCTGTGATTAATGGATTTCTTAAATCAATTATCTTTCCTGTTTTCTCAAAAAACTCATCCCCAACCAAACCAGATTTGCTAATGCCAGATATTAAATTGCTCAAAGTCTTGCTCTTGTTCTGCTCAAACAAGGATTTTGCCTCATTCAATACCTCATCCAAAGTATAATCCCTCTTATCAAAATTAGGAAAAAATGTTTTTAACTTCTTCTCACCAAAATTTGTGATACCATAAATGTTGTCAGATGTATCACCAATCAATACTTTATAAACATAAACATTATTATGCGGAATATCAATGTTTTTGAAATGAATTAAATCCCCTTTCTTGGAATATGTTTTTGAAACCGGGGAATATAATGTAACATTATCTGTTATCAATTGCGTTAAATCCTTATCCCCAGAAAAAATAATCATATTCTCATCCTTTGCAATGTGGGTATAATGTGCAATCAAATCATCAGCCTCATTTTGTTCCACAACACATTGTCTTACAAAAACTTCTTCAAGATAATCCTTAACCCTCTCCCTTTGGTAAAGATAAGATTCATACTTATGATCATCCAAAGCAATCCTACGGTTTTCCTTGTACCTTGGATATATGTTTTTTCTTATTAGTGAGTTATCATTCCCATCCCAAAATACAACAACTTTATCATGATTATGTTTCTCAAGAAATAATCTAATTGTATTTAGAAAATGGAAAACCCCACCAATATGTTTGCCTTCAGAATAAAATTCACGAACGCCATGAAAACCAATTGTAAATAAATTGTTTCCATCTATTAGTAGGGTTTTCTTCATATTATTCAAAAATTATTGCATCCTCTTCTTCCTTTTCAGAAAAAGTGATATCCCCATCTCCAGATAAAATACCATTCCAATATTGAGAATATTCCTTTTTATATTTCTCAATGGATTCTTTTGTATCAGGTAAATAACCTTGGGGAACTGCCAATATCTTTCCATCTTTATATGCTATGCCAGTTACATGGTTCTTTAAAATTGATATCTTTGTTCTAATTGCATAAGAAACAGTCCTGCCATTCTTTGTTGCTGTAATATGGTTAATACCAGCATTCTTCTGATTTCCAAATAAGAATATTAATGAAGATGCCAACCATAATGCCTCACCACCTTTTGCCTTGATTGTTGGTTGACCAAATGGTGAATCTGGTAACTCTACCCAGGGTTGGTTAATAACAACCATTGTGTTATGGTAAGGATAATCTTCTTTCTTTGATTTTGAAATTCTTGAATGTATACCCATTCCAACTTTATCTGCAAGAACAGCAGCATTGTGCATCTTACCACCCTTACCATCATAAGTCATCTTGCAAGGTATTGATCCAATACTATCAATCAAAAATAGAACAGAATATGGTAACTCACCTTTTTCTTGCACATCCAATATCTCATTGATGAAATCTGTCATTTGCTCAATATAATCAAATGAATCATTAAATATGAAATCACCATCCCACTCATTATCCTCATTAAGTTCAGCTTTCAAACCCAATTCAACAGCATGCGCCCAATTCCACTTCTTTTCTGTAATAATGAAAATAGGTAAATGCCCCTTCTTTTGAGCATCTGCTGCTGCTAATATCATTGCGGTTGTCTTGCTTGTATTGGAATGTCCCAAGAACATACTAATACCCCCCATTACTGGACCAGGAACACCACAAGCATTATAAAAAGCATCACCACATGAATAATAATCCTCTGGTTTATACTTTGTTTTTGTTGAAAACTTCTCCTTGATAGCATCAACACTAGTTGCTGCCGCCTTCTTCTTTATTCCTGCCATATGTTTTTTGATTTAAAAAGAGAGATTTTTTGCACAAAGCATTGTTTTATGGTACTTTTTGCAAAAAATCTCTTTTAGGTTAATTAAAATGGTAATTCATCATCATTGTAGTCATCCTCAATAACCACATTTGTTTTCTGAACTGTTGCATTTTTTGCAACTGTTGCACCACCAAAGGATGCCTCAGAATTTGATGTATTTAAATACACATATTTACCTTGGGATTCATCCCATCTTGGGGATTCACCTCTTGAAATTGCTTCAAGATATTCTAATGGTTTTCTGCTATAAACATCTCTCCATGTTGATTCATCATTTGCCCATTTTTTTGCAAGATTTTCATCTTTTGATAATGGTGTTGGGTCATCATACATGATTGTTGAAACACTTGTATATTCCTTACCTTTAGGACTTTTTGACTTAACTAACTCAATAATCAAGTCTCTTCCTGCATCCATATCAGATATATCCCCTTTATTTCTAAAGATTGGAATAATCTTGTCAAGAATACCATCTTTCTTGTAATTGTGTTTGAACCTCCAATATTTTGGCCCATCTTGTTCATTATCACGGTCAATCACCTTAACAACATAGAATAACTTGGCTTTGTAATCTTTTGCCAATTCGTCATCATCTTTTCTCTTTGTTGCTTTAAGTGCATTATACACATCAGCCAATGGGGATGCCTCATTGTCATTTCCTGCTGGGTCATAAATCTTTTGGTAGTAACCACCAACTTGTAATTCATGAAACCATGCCTCTTTAAATACAGATGAACCATCTGCTGTAGGTAAAATTCTAATCCTTTTTTGCCCTGTACTTTCTTTGTCATTTAACAATAATGTAAAATAACGCTTCATTCTGTCCTCTTGTGATAATTTTTGGGAATCCCCTTTTTGGTTTTTTTCATACTGCGCCATTATGGCATCTAAATTCGACATATTATATAGTTTTTGTTTACAATGTTTTAACTCTACAATGATAGGTGAGTTTTAATGAAAAAAAAAGGGGTATTACCCCCTTTTTCTAAAAAAAATATTAATTACTTAAAATTTAGCCTTGTAATTTTGTTCATCAGTATAATCATCTTCATCATTTGATGATGTATAAAAAGTATCCTTAATTTCATTAGGGTTGATGTTTGTCACATCATCAGTAGTTAAAACATAATCATTTTTTCCACTCTTTTCCATCTCAACTTGTTTGTCATCAAAAAATTGTGATAACTTCTGATTAAAAGGATAAGAATCATATGTCCTTAATTCAAGTTTTTCCTCTGGAGTTTTTTCTCTATATTTCTCAACCTTGGAATCTATTGCATTTAATTTATCAAAGATGCCATCCATTGTTGCCAACTTCTGTTCCAACTTATCAATCTGGGCAAACAAATTATCAAAATATTCATTCTGTTTTGTTTCCATATTCTTCTGACTTGAAACCAAATCTGTAATATCCAATTCTTCTGAATCTTCATCACCTTCTTTGCTATCACCCTCATCATCAATAACTGTAACATCATCATCAGTTTCAACATCAATTGGTTGGGGATTTGCTGCACTTAAAGGGTCTTCACCCCCACCTGGAGGTATTGGAGAAACTTCACCTGGGGGTGTCATAGGTGCATTAGGCATTGGTGCGGCATTGGGGTCTGCCATAGGATCACCTAAAGGTGGTGGTGGCGGTGGTGCATCTTGCTCTGTAATATACCTATTTATAGTATGGTATCTATTAATTTCATTTAATATTTTCTGATCTATTTTCATTTTATTAATCATTTAACAATTCTTTTATACCCCCATGAGTTTTAACCTTAACTTGTCTATTTACTGTTTTAATTTCAGTTCTTTCTATTAAACCATCTTTTTCCCTAACAACAAAACACTCACCTGTGATTAGGTCACAAACCTCTTTTGAACCATCATCTAATGTTTGTTCTTTTGTGGTTTTTAAGTAATTATTCAAATTTTCAATCATGTTAATTTATTTTACATATAAATATACCAATAATTTAAATTATCAAAATAATTTAATTCAATTTTGGATATAAAATTAATTTTGTATAGTTTGCTCCAATATATTTAATATTCAACAAATTATCTTTATGTGAAATTATATCCCCAATAGTATCATTATCTTCAATTTTTTGGTTTCCTTTGCTAAAGTTGGAACTATTTTCAATTGAATCTTTAATACTTTTTTCATTAATTGTGTAAGTATTTGCTGCTGTTTGCCCAGATTCTGCAAGAAACTTAAAGCCAGTAAAAGGCAAATTATTACTTCCCTTATCTATCTTTATATAGTATATGTATCTGCTGATTTAACCTTAATATCAAAAGATGAACCAACTACCTTTGGTGCACTATTTAATATATATAATCTTACCAAGGTATCTTCTATGGTTTTATTCATAGCATCCAAATATAACAATTCTTTTGGATTCTTTGCCTCAAAAAACATATCAAGAGAATATGGTAAAGTATATTCTGGTTCAGCTGGTGTTCTATAAATCCTAATATTATTATAGGTGTATTCACACACTTTATTTAATTTTGGTCCTGTTAATTTGTTTCTTGCACTAACATATAATTCCTTTTGCTCTTCTGTAACTATAGGTCTTAAAGATTTTAATGATATATTAGCATCTGCATATTTCTTATTTAATTTATCATAAAATTTGTTCTTCTCTAATCTATCATAATTAACCCTTGCACCTAGGTTTGCATCATTACTAAAATTCTTACCATATAGCCAAACTGTAATATATAATTCAGTAAAAGAACTGGACCCTTCCAACCCAGAAAAAAGATTGGAAAAATCAGTCAAGGCTGATTGCATAAATTGCACATATAACTCAAATGATTTAAAAATTGCAAAAGGTGTTTGTATTTTTTTATTTTCAACACTTATTGCACAATAAAATAACTGATCAGGTGCATTATAAAGTGAAATATCACCCCTATTATAGGTTAACCATACATTTCCAAAATTATTGTGATTTGCCTTGAATCCATCTTTATCATAAGATGCCAAATAAGTGATTAGATAGATATTATCTGCTGTTTTTTTATCTGGAACCAATGAATTTATTGCTGCATGAATTTGTGTGGCTGATGAATAAACTATTAATTCTTCTGTTGTTTGCACATAATTAGCATAATCCACATATAAATACTTTCCACATGCACTTGAATTTGTTTGTTTTGAACCTTGTGTTTGTGTGTTATTTGTTGCAGTAGCCTCTTCATCTTTTTCATTAACAATAGATTTTGCAAAATTGCTTTCAATCTTTGTTAATAAATTTTCATTAATACTTGTAAGATATGTATCTGTGCTTGGGGGTGAATAGATACTTTGTCTAACACCTGTGAATGTTGTTTCAAATGAACCTGGTGCAATATTATGTGAAACTTCTGTAATAAAATAAGGTCCACCAAACATAGGAACATGTTCCAAATTGAAATACATTGTTGGTTGTATCAATGCATTACCCATACAGTTAATTGTTGACTTGTAACTCAAGTTCTTATACAAATTAAATAATGATACACTTTGTGTTGCTACACCCCTATTTGATGCTGAATTTCTTAAAGCCTCTTGTTGAATTAATGATTCAAGAGTTGCTGTACCACTATTCTGATCCACTTGAATACCATAGAATATTGCTTGATTTCTAATTCCTGCATCAACCAAGAAACTAACACATTTATTTGACTGTGACCAATCTTTCTTATTTGTCTGGTCTTCCAAGAAAGGTATCTTGGATGGCTTTAACATATCAATAGCATCATCCCCATATCTAAAATCTTTTGGTCCAGATGGAGTTGTTGACCCCCTACCAGCATAGATGCAAACAAGTTTTGGTCCTGATTTCCTATAATCAACATCAGAATAATTTCCCCAAACATCATTTGCTATTTCTGTTGCTGTTCCAATAACATCATTAATATCATCATTTGCTGATAATGCTCCATAAAAATTAACATAAGATGGCATTGGCAAAACATTAAAATTATTTTTAACCAAAATTCCACCAATAAAATTAAAGACAGGAGTTTTCAAGTTTGTTCTTGTTCCAATAAAAATCTTCTTTAAATCAAAAATATCAACATAATACAAATCACCTATGTTCCTATTACCCCTATCCAAAAATATTACATCTTCAAATAATGTACGAGTTGTATATTCACTACCAGATATCCATTTATCATTTATGGCTTTGAATGTTTCATATAAATCATATTTTGAAAACTTGCTATCTAATCCTGAATTTATCTCATTAATTTCAACAATATCAATATTATTGATTTCTTTTTCTAATAAAGATAATGTCTGATTCACATTGTCTTCCAAGAATGTATCCAATGCTTTTTGATTATTATCCATCAATATCAAGAAATTTTCTCTTGTGATGTTTGGATTTTTTAACTTTTGTGTTGCGTATATCTTTATTGGTTTTGCAAGTGCAATGATATTTTCTGATGAAAATTCAATATTATTATCAATAAAGAAATCTGTAATATATGAGCCAGTATTCTTATATGTCAAAGATTCAATGGTGGAGAACCCAACATGTAATTTTAACGTTTCCCAAGCAGGGGCATTTGATAATTCTGATAATTGAAGTGATATGTTATTTGGTAAAGTGTTTGCAACATATCCCTTGAACCTCTTTTGGTTCAGTATGGTTGATTGCCCACCTAAATGACTTATCAATGAATTATATTCATATCTATCATATTGTGTTGGATTTCCATACTTAAACAAAACATCATAACTCAAAAACCCATCCAAAAATTCTCTAATGTTTTGAGCTTGATATTCTGCTGTTTTGTTGTAAAAATCAGTGGCATTCAAATTAAGATAATTGGATGGGACTTCCATCAAATTCCTATATAATAATTGGAAATTTCTATATGCCGCCACAGGATTGCCATATTCCAATCCAACCAAATTTATCTGATCCTTATTCTCATTTATGTCATAAATTGATTTGCTAAAATCCAAAAACTCATTCTCAAATAAATTTAATGTATCATAATCAAAAACAGAAAACATATCCTCAATTGAGGCATACTCTCCAAAACTTAATATTGAAAATGAATTAATATCTTTCTTTCTATTAAAATATTCTGTTGGTAAAGGCTTCTTCAAATTTTTAAATGTAAATGAATTAAATGTATCTTGCATTGTAACATTAACTGCACCATTATGTGCAACATCCAATAACTCATCCAAAGAAGAATAATAACTATCTAAACTACTTTTAAAAAAATTATTATCAGTAATATTATTATTTGTTGATGGCAAAATATAATATTTTGATGTTAAACTAAAGTTAACATCCTCACAATAATCACTAAATGTGGAACTGTCATATATATTTTTTGGTACTAAAGTTGTATAACAATTAAATGTCAATCCACTTTTTTCAAAATTAAATGATTTAAACATCTTCAACCCCCTCTTTTCATTCACACTCAACTCATTATTTGTAAATCCAGAGAATAAATCATAGCCATTCAAGAATGCATTATAATCATTCATCATAACCGGATAAAATCCAACATTCACATTATTATCAGATTTAAGGGATATAGTTTGATTTCCATTTATTATATATTGGAAATTTTCATTTGCATTATAATTTGATTTATAATCAAAATCTTTCCATACATCATCCAAAAAGTCATCCCCTGTCTTAATATAATTCTTATATCTATGCCAAATGGATCCATATTTCAATATCCAAGCATATGGCAACTTATGTAAAGCAGAATACTTTATGAAGGTTGCAAAAACGTGTCCATTCTTATCACTTTGCCCTCTGGTGATAAAAAAATCAGTAAGGGGTGATAATGGTAGGCTATTCAAAAAAAGATAAGCAGACGCAATATATGGCTGTTTTTCCCCTGCTCTCCATTTGCCAACTCCAAGTTGAATTGCATTTGTGAAGATAGGGGTGTTAATCAATGATATTAATTTATTTGCTGGTGAATAATTATCTTGATATATTTCTCCATATGTTGCACCACTTTGTGATGTAAAGAATTTAAATGGTCTATTTGTAACAACTTGATTATATTCCTTAAAGTTTGTAATCACATTCCTTTTTTGATTGAAAAGAATTGTATTAGTTGTGTCAAATTTATTTGGAAATGTGTTGATTAAATTCTGAGTAACCCATATTAAATCTGTAAAAGGATATGTGATATTTATGTTATTTTCAATTGGTGCTTTCTGTATTACATTTATAATTGTTTTAATATCTGCCTCCTTTAAATTATTTGCAAACTTATCTGTTGTTAATTTGAATTCACTTATATCATATATCTTGCTTGGTGCATCTAATAAATCAACAATATATCTTGAGTTTGGTACACCATCCAGATATTTATTATACCTTTCTGATACACCACCTGACATTTCTTCCAAAAATTCTTTATAATTATCATAATCCAACCCCCCCTCTGAAAATAATATATTCTTTAATTGTTGAATAAAAATTATGGAATTTGTCTTTAATGTATTGCTTATATTCTTAAATTCATTTTCCTTAATCAATAAACCAATTCTTTTATCCTTTTCATAAATGGCTGAAAATCCTGAATTATATGATGCCAAAACAAGTCTATCCCATAATTCATAAAAGAATTTCACATTTGTTGTTAACTCATATGGCAAAGTGGCAAAGGGATATTCTATGGTATTTGGAACATAACTCTTCCTAATTACCTTATCCAAATCAAGTGCATCCTTTGGGGAGGGGGTTTCCAAACGTTTGGAATAACCATTTATATATTCCTCAACAAATTCAACTTCAGGCCATTTATCATAATAATTTGCTTTTATGGATTTAATAATAGATGGATCTCCTGGATATACTAATTCATATTTATTTGCTTCCTTCTTATCATTTGTTTGAAAGACCAAAGGCCAAGGAAATACAATTTCATCACTACCATCACGTTTGCTATTATCATCAACTGCAATGTTAGTACTACCTAATACCGCATCTATTCTATCAACATCACTCCTAACATTCCAAGCTGAACTATGAACATCTTCCATCAATCTAAGAAAACCTTCTGTGGTTGCCATAATAACTGCAACCACATTTTTAATTGTTGGCTTAAACCCAATTCCTGTTTCCTTTTTCTCAATCTTCAATGCCAATTCTTCTGACAATGCTTTTTCAAGAGCATTAAGTTCAACAATGAATTCTGCTTCCATTCTATTCCTTTCATCAATGAATCTTGTAATATTAAAAACTGGCGTGGTTTTTGTTTCCCCTGATAAAGTATATGTGTAATATATAGTCTTCTCAATCCTTTCACGGCAAATATCTTCAGTTAAATTTTCAAAATCACTTAGTGGATTAGATTTATTCTTTGACCTATATGTTTTGCACCAATCAATATCTGCATCAACCACATTAAACAAATCATAATTTATATCATTTGTAATAGGTAATGTTCCATAAATTCCAAAAGTGGGATTATCATTTAATTCAGCTGTATATTTTGAAATTATGGTTTTTAAATCACTTTCAACCAAAAATAACCTCCCATCCTTAATGTTATCAATCAATTCTTTCTTAACACCAAATATAACCTCATCTGTGTTATTTAAACTTATTGGCCTTGTATCCAAATATTTATTAAACCAAGACCTAAGATTACCCCTAATTTCCTGATAATAATTGGCAAGAAATTTCTTATACCTTTTCCCATCTGTTAACTTCTGGACATCAACTTTATTCAATGAGTTTAAAACATTCTGCTCAAACATCTCAAGTTTGTATGTTAATTCAGTTAAGGTTAACTCGGGGAAATTCATATCAATTAACCCCTTTGATTTATAATCCTTATATACTTCTATTATCTTCTGATAACCAAGTTGGGTATTCACCTCAAAATCAGTTGTATCATTAAGTGAAACTTGAGTTTGTTCCCCCACTTGATTAACTATGTTATTGACTTGGGATGGAGTTAAATTTGAAATATTTGTAGTATTTGATTGAGTTATTTTATACTTCTTTGAATACATGTTTGGACATGCAATCAAATGACCAACACTTATATCAGATAACACATTATACTTAAATCCAAGAAACTCCAAAGTAACTGTATAATCTCCATTGTTGGTGTTATAACTAGCGTTGAACTTTAACAAAACCAACTCATATCTAACTGCCTTCCCATAATAACCTTTGATGGTCAAATAAAATGGGGGATATGGTAAATTGAAGAATGCCGCATATGGTGATTCATTTCCTAAACTAAACAATGCCCTTCCTTGAACATCTTCCATAATAACCGTAACAGTTGGTACAAAAGATGAATTTGTTCTAATAGCAATACTCTTTATACCAAATAATGTATTATCTTCAACATTAGTAGCATAATTCAAGGTATAAGTTTCATTGTTTTCCTTTACTTGTTTGGAGTTCTGTTGGTTTTTACCACCATTTTCAGTTAAAGAATCTTTTCCTGTAAGTTCATCATAATATCCAGATGTGAAATAATCATCCCCAGTATTTGGTTTCAAGAAATTTATTGAAGCAATATTTATATTCCTAACATTATCATTAACTGGACCACCAACCAATAGTTTTGTTCTTGGAATCAACTTTGTTTCCAGATTGGCATACATAACAAAGTCTTCAGGTATTACTGCCCTGTCAATAACCTCACCAGTATTTGTAATCACCTTGTTGGGATCTATATATATAACATTCTGATAATCATATATAACATGTACATCACCTTGCTCATTTGCCATAATAAAAGAAATAATTTTCTACTGCATTTTTATAATCTAATAAAGATGTCTCCAATGGAAAGGGTATTTTCAACATAGCCCCATCATATATGTTATTTTCAAGACCACCATGCTCTGGATTTGCTGCCAAAATGAGCCACCCAAAGAAGGGGGTTTGATAATATTGCTGTGATATTTTATCTAATCTACTAATGTTTTTCTTATAAAAGAAAACATTGTCACTTGACTTAGAAGTTATCTTGACAAATGGCACAACTTTCTGATTACCATTAAAGGTGAATTGTGAGTATCTATTATAATATTTTAAACTCATCTCATTAATTTATTTTTCACTAGAATAAATCCATTACTATTTTTATTCCATGTAGTTTTATTGTTATCATAATTATCAACACCATTCAAAGTTAATATTGCAGTTTTAGTTTCATTATCAGGAGATTCAATTACCTCATATCCACTTATATATCCTGCTGTACCATTTGGCTTAATTGCTTTCAAACTAATAACTATATCATTTGTATATTTGGTTAAGTCTGTTAAGAAATTAATAGTCTCCTCTTTGTATTTATTATTATATCTGATCAACTTCTCACCCCAATAACTCTTAAATATTTTTGATATCTTTTCATTATTTGAGGTGAAGTTTTTATCAGGGTTAATTGACTTTAAAAGAATTTGTTTTTCAAAATTCTCTAAACCATTCTTATCTCTAAATGCTCCATATAATAATAAATATATTAAACTATCTTGGTCACTTGAAAATATGTCCTTTGGATTATATAAATTTATTTTTAAATATGGCAAGAAGTCTGTTTCAATATGCTCTGCAATTCCAGATAACACATCCTGTATTCCAGTTAATGAATTAATTAATTTAAAAACAAAGAAATTTCCAGTTTTATCCACATACCCATCATGACCAAGATATGAATTATGAGTTGAAATCACAAATAATGCTTTGCTTAAAACTTTTTGATATTTCTCTTGAGCATCAAGAATTGCTTTTGTTAGAATGTTAATATTATTATTAACCTTAACCATCTCATTATCAACATATAACTGATAATTATTTGATACATCAAACTTTATACTCTTTTCAGAACTAAATTCTTCATTTATTTGTTCAATAAATCCATCAGAATTATTCTTTATACTATCTTTAATTGTCTTAACATAATCATCTATTGTTTTTTGGTAATCTGTTGGAACACCCAATAACTTAAATTCACCTAATGTTGTTGGATTGTAAACACCATTAACATTATTCAATGATTTTAATATCAAAGAAACCAATTCAATATTATATGCTTTTGAATTTTCTTGAATGGCTGAATTAATTGTATTAACATAAGCAGTAGAGGCTTCAACTAATTCTGTTGCCAAAGTAATATAATTTAATGTGGTTGCTGTAGTATCAATTTCACCTATTGTCTTATATGCATTAACAACCTTAACATCATCAAAATTTTCTGTCTTACCTTTCTCCTTTTCTCTTATAAAATCTAATATCTTCACATCCATATCATCCAAACTATTATCAGTCTTATCAGCCCTTGCATCATAAACCTCTGTGTTTGCATAATAATTAAATGATAAAGCATTCTGTAACTTATCCACAGCATTACTCAATCCACTTGCACCAACAAACTTGAAACTCAAATTAACCTTTGCTATCATAGGTTGAAGCCCAATACCTTCAGGATTTATATCCCAATGTAAAGGATCATAACTAATAGTTAAATTATCTGGTATAATCTTTGTATGAAAGAAATCCCCAACCCTCAATACCAAGACTGGGGGAACACCAAATGCTGTGTTTCTAGCATCTTTAAATTCTTTGACCTCACCTTCTCTTATGGTAGGTATTGTATCACCTGGTCTAACACATTGTTGAAGAAATGTCAATCTACCATTCAAACCTTCTGGTGTTGTGGAATGAAAAGCCGGACTAAAATATTTTAATTTTTCCTTTAAATTATTATAAATAAAAGGATCGGTTTCTTCTATAGTTTCAAAGTAATCACATTCTGTTAAAAGTTTTTGTAAAACCCTTTTTGATACATTCTTATATAATTTATTTTCTGTTGTTGTAATTTCTTTTTCAATCTTTTGTTTTGTTACCTTAACTTCAGATTCATTTGTTACCAATGTTGGTTCAACCTTTGGTGCAACACCTTTTTGAATAGCTTTAACATCTTTTATGGCAACTCTTCTACAAGCCATAGCTGGAACACTTGTTATAGCATTTTCTGTAAAATCACTACAATTTGGGACAGATTTAGTCCCACCAGTTGTTGTGTTGGCAACAACTCCTGTTTCCTCACCAAGAATATTTGTCTTTATTGTAAAGTTTTTTGATTTTATATTATTTGTTAAATAAGTTGTAACACTACTGCTACGTCTTTGACTTAATGCTTTATTATAAGTAATAGATGCTGGTTTTGATGCAGATGAGTTAAGGGTTAACTCAATAGTATTTCCCTCATTCTGTGCAAGAAACTCATTACATTCAGTTACAAACTTATTAAGATATGCAAAATTATCTTTTACATATAAATCCATAAAACTTTTTAATTGTGCTTGATTATATAATGGTGATGCTGTATATGAATTAAAAGCACTAACATAATCAGCATTACTTGATTTTGGAACATCATTATCAAAATAAAATGCATATTCCTTATACTTGTCAAATCTTGTATCTGTCTTATCTGGGGGTGTATCAACTTGTGATGGATTTATTGGATCAACATTTGTAACAACTGTTCTTTTGATATAACTAACATCATCTTTAACTGATGAACTTTCCTTAACAATTTTTTGAATTTCCTCAAGTTCAGATAAGGTCATTGTATTATATATCTTTGCCAAATCATATATGTCATATTTCAAACAACCAGCAAAGAAAGATGATAATATACCATTAATAACCTCTGAATTGTTCTCTTTCTCTAAAATCCTATTTGTAATTAAATTTAACACAGATGGATGATCCACAACAATTGAAAACTCCAATGACCCTGTTCTTGTTGTATTTTTATAAGTGAAAACAGGTTCTGGTCTCCCCAAAAACTCATTTGAATTCCAAGTGGATGATGATGAATCTGTAACCTTTAAATCATATGGTGGAAACCACATTAACCTTCCCCCATTTGGACCCTTCTCACATTCTGGCAAATCCAAAAACTTATTTGTTGTCCTCCATGCCAAATTCTCAATAGATAACATATACTTCTTTGAATCATTCCCCTTCTTTGGGGCAATGCTCAAATCATATGTTTTATTTATAACTGAACCTTTTAATCTCCTTCCTTCATTTGTAATACCACTTGTCTTTTGCAAACGTTCATATGTCATATATGGTGAATCCTTTGTAAATAATCTACAATATTCCTGGAATGAACCCCCAACCAAAGTTTCAGGGTTTTGATACTTATATGTCTTAACTCTTGAACCTTTTGTTATTTCCTTATATCCATCATTAAAAACCTTGCTAACTTGATCCATAGCATTACCCACATGTTTTAACCTATTTGCCCCATTTGGCTGTGAGTTAATAATCCTTTGTGTATCATCCAATATTGAACCATTCTTAAAATCATAATTGGTAGATTCTGTCCCATCAAAAGTGGTTTGTTTTGTTCCATTATCCCCAAATATCTCACCACCTTTTCCTGCATTCTTTCCTGCATTATTCTTATATTTTGGTGAAACCCATGTTAAACCACCTTCAATACCACCACCATCAATATCACTTTTTCCATTAAATCCAATGGCTGGATTGAAAGTTTCCCCCTCATATACCTTTGAAACCTCTGTTGAACTATATACACTCTTTTGAATGCGTCTTCCAAATTGGTCAATTGGTAAATCGCCTTCTGGTGAAAGAATATCAATAATATCCAAATTGTCATTTCCAATATAATAGGCACCTTTGTTGTTTGTGAATAAATCCAAGAAAGAACCTAGTATTCCACTTCTTTCATAATTTGGTTTGTATAAATTTTTATTAATATTCTTATACAAGACAGACCTTTGACCAGCTCCCATATTATCATAAAATAATTGTGAACCTGTCTTCTTTTGTTGAAATAACCCACCAAGAAAACCCTTATTCCCTTTACCTGTCAAACTTATTGACTCATCAAAGTAACTTCCCACAATAGTTGGAAATGGTAACTCCGCACCAACAAGTTCCAAGGCCAATTGCGATGCTGCAACAAGTAAATTATTTGGCTTTGTTATACTCCAGTTTGGTTGAATGATTGGATTTGGTCCTGTTATAATGTTATACACATCAAAGGGGTCATTCAAACTTGCAATAGTTTGCTCAAATTTCTTAAAATTATCAAATTTTATTGATAATCTACCAACTCTATCAATAAAATATTCAGTCAAAACCTCTGCACCTAATCTTGCAATATAGGAATCAGCAGATAAATTAGATTTTGTTTCAGCATTATTGGTAAGAATGCCAAAAGGTGTATACATAGATGGTGTGAAACTATTATCCCCCACACCCCAATAATATAATATACCTTTTTTTGGTAAATTTTTGTCAAACCACTTATCATCATTTTCAATATAAATTGCTGAATCAGTTAAATCATCTTTTGTTGTGTAAAAATTCTCAAACAAATTATCATTTAAACTTTTTCTATTAATCTTTAATGCAACAGAATTT